CAAGTATCCTGAGAAAACAAATGAAACTCATTAGAGAAGAAATCGAATCAGTAGACTTTATCGTTGAAGAAAAAAACGGTAAAAAATCTATGTTCATTGAGGGTATCTTCCTTCAGGGAGATCTCAAGAATAGAAATGGTCGTATGTATCCTATGGAGACTCTGAGAAAAGAAGTCCAGAGATACACTGAAGCACATATCAATTCTGGTCGTGCTCTTGGTGAACTTGGTCATCCTGACGGTCCTACCGTTAATCTCGACAGAGTGTCACATAAAATTGTTTCTCTCAGAGAGAATGGAAACAATTTCATTGGTAAAGCAAAAATCCTTTCTACCCCTATGGGTAAGATTGCTGAGTCATTGATTTCCGAAGGTGTGAAACTTGGTGTTTCTTCCAGAGGAATTGGTTCACTCAAGCAAACAAGAGAAGGTATCAATATTGTCAGTGATGACTTTATTGTATCAACTGCTGCCGATATTGTTGCCGATCCTTCTGCACCTGATGCTTTCGTTGAAGGTATTATGGAAGGTAAGGATTGGGTTTGGGATGGTGGAATTCTTAGAGAAGCCCAAGTCGCAAAGACTTATCAAACCATCAATACACTGGTTAGTCAAAAGCAGTTAGATGAAAAGAAACTTGATCTTTTCAATGACTTCTTAAACAATCTGTGATAAAAATAACAATTTATAAATAAATATAGATTAAATAAGGTTAATCGGAGAAAGTTCAAATGTCTCGTGGAGATCTACAAGAAATGGAGCAATCCAAAACTGCTGTGAATGCGAACGCCAAAGCCGCCGACCCAATGCAGCAACTCTCAAATCCTGGCGAAGGCCTGTCAACTTCATACGAAGATCTTGGTGGTCCTACCCCCGAGAACTACAAGCCTGACAACGATTCTGCAAAGCTCAAAGAGCCTCAGATCGCAACTGTCAAGGACGTAGTCAATAAAGGCGCAAAATCAGCTGACCCAATGAAGAAAATGACCAAAGAAGAAGTAGCAACAGAAGAGGAGGTTCTTGAAGAGGACCAAATCGAAACTTCCGAAGAGGTCGTTGCAGAAACCGAAGAGTATGACATCGAAGAAGATGTTAATGCTCTCCTCGGTGGTGAAGAACTCTCCGAAGAATTCAGAGAAAAGGCTAAGACCATCTTTGAAGCCGCTCTTTCCTCCAAGGTAAGAGAAATCCAGGAAACCCTGGAGACCCAATACGCTGAGAAGTTGGCTGAAGAAGCCCAATCACTCAAGGGTGAACTTCAAGAGCGTGTTGATTCCTATCTTGAGTATGTTGCTCAAGAATGGATGACTGAGAACCAACTCGCCATCGAGCATGGTCTCAAGACTGAAATGACTGAGTCCTTCCTGTCTGGTATGAAGGGACTTTTTGAAGAACATTATGTAACTATTCCTGAAGATAAATATGATGTGCTTGAGAGCATGGTAGAAAAACTTGATGATATGGAGACAAAACTCAACGAGCAGATTGATAAGAACATCTCCCTGAATCAGCGTCTGGCAGAGTCAGTAGCCGATGGAATCCTTGATTCCGTTTCAGAGGGTCTTGCATCAACTCAGAAAGAGAAGCTCGCTTCACTTGCCGAAAGTGTTGAGTTTGAAAGTGAGGAAGAATATCGTGAAAAGCTGGAGACTCTGAAGGAGTCATACTTCTCCAGAACTACTACAGCAAAATCAGAAGCACCACAAACCTTGTCTGAGGGTGTTGATTCAACATCAGCCCCTACTGGAGCCAGTATGGACGCTTATCTCAGAACACTGGGTGCATTCAAAAAGTGAATTTAACATTCATTCAAACAAACAATTAACTTTATAGGTAAAAGCAAATGTTCCAATCCGAGCATCTGCAGGAAAAGTGGAGTCCACTTCTCGACTATGAGGGTCTTGATCCAATCAAGGACAACCATAGAAGAGCTGTCACCGCTGTCCTGCTCGAGAACCAAGAAAAATTCCTCCGTGAGGAGCAAGCATTCTCATCAGGTATCAACCTGATGGAATCCCCCACTAACTCTGCTGGATCCAATCCTGCTGGTTTTAGTGGCGCCGCAACCCCAGCTGGTCCAGTTGCAGGTTTCGACCCCGTACTGATCTCTCTGATCCGTCGTTCGATGCCTAACCTGGTCGCTTATGACCTGGCTGGTGTTCAACCAATGAGTGGTCCTACTGGACTGATCTTCGCAATGCGTTCCCGTTATGAAGATCAGGCGGGATCCGAAGCACTGTTCAACGAAGCTGATACTGCATTCTCTGGTCAGGATGCTGGTTTCGATCTGACTGGTGGTTTCTCCGACGTTAACGCTGGTCTGGGTACAACCTCACAGTCTGGTACTAACCCTACTGGTGATGCTGAGAACCTGGATGGTACAGGTGCTAATGCATTCAACCAGATGGCCTTCTCGATCGAGAAAGTCACCGTTACCGCTAAGTCAAGAGCTCTGAAGGCTGAGTACTCACTGGAACTCGCCCAAGACCTCAAGGCTATCCACGGTCTGAACGCTGAAGCAGAACTTGCTAACATCCTCTCTACTGAGATCCTCGCTGAGATCAACAGAGAAGTCATCAGAACCATCTATAAGGTTGCTGAGCAAGGTGCTGTTTCTAACACTGCTACTGCTGGTGTATTTGACCTGGACATCGACTCCAACGGTCGTTGGTCGGTTGAGAAGTTCAAGGGTCTCCTGTTCCAAATCGAAAGAGACGCCAACGCGATTGCACAACGCACTCGTAGAGGAAAGGGCAACATGATTCTGTGTTCTGCAGACGTTGCTTCCGCACTCACCATGGCTGGTATCCTCGATTACACCCCAGCTCTGAACGCTAACCTGAACGTTGATGACACCGGCAACACCTTCGCTGGTACTATCAATGGTAAGTTCAAGGTCTATATTGACCCATATGCAGCTAACCTGACCTCAGGTAACACTGGTGCTGGTAACCAGTACTACGTTGTTGGTTATAAGGGTTCTTCACCTTATGACGCTGGTTTGTTCTATTGCCCATATGTTCCCCTCCAGATGGTTCGTGCCGTTGGAGAGAACTCCTTCCAGCCCAAGATTGGCTTCAAGACCCGTTATGGTATTGTTGCTAACCCATTCGCTGAAGGCACTACTCAGGGTCTTGGTAGACTGCGTGTCAACTCCAACCGTTACTACAGACGTGTTGCTGTAAAGAACTTAATGTGAGTTCTACCCGCAACGGTTGTTGTGGTTCAGGTTGTCCAACCTGTCCTTTCAGACCCCCTTCACGGGGGTCTTTTTTTATGCGTACAGATAAATAACTAATAATTATCCATATTAAGATGTCATACCATATCAAAACACCCAAAAAAATTGGAGATGGAGATGTTTATTATGTGAGTGAGAGTCATTGGTCTGATAATTATGATGAAAGAAAAGTTTTTAGTACCAAGTCAAGTGCAACTGCGGTCAAAAATTCTACAGTGACAATTAATGATTATACCTATACACCAAAAGCACTTTTCAATTCAACAATTGTTAATGAGTCTGCCTAATGTCAGTAAGAATTGCCGAAGCAAAAGGACAACCTACAAATAGAAACTTTCTAACACCTAGTGGATTTTCTTTTCAGGTTCAGAGAGCACCTAAAGTTACTTACTATGGTAACCTGGTCACATTACCTGGTCTGAACTTACCATATGTTGTTCAGAACACTTACTTGAAAGAGGTTCCATATCCAGGTGATCAACTGGAGTTTGAAGATCTGAGACTTAGATTTTTGGTTGATTCTAACCTTGAGAACTACATGGAAATTCAGAACTGGTTAAGAGGTTTGGGTTTCCCTGAAAGTTTAAAAGAGATTTATGAATTTCAAGAACAAGACTCACCATACAATAACGGACAACCAGAAAGAAGTCAGTTGAACTTATATTCTGATGGTACACTTACCATCCTTGACCAGTTGAACAATCCCAAGTTCAAGGTTTATTTTAGAGATTTATTTCCCATCAACTTGACTACTCTGACATTTGACGCTACATTACAGTCAGAAGAGTTCTTTACAGCAGAGGTCTCTTTCAAGTATACTATATACGAAATCCGTGATATTGATTGTAGTCAGTGTTAATCTATGATTGATCTTGAAACTATCCAAAAGATGTGGGAATCTGATTCCAAAATGGATATGGATAATCTCCATACCGAATCACTAAACATTCCTGTTCTTCATGGAAAATACCATGAACTTTATAACAACATTATTCTTCTAAGGAAGAGAGCAGAACAACAAAAAAAGAATATTCGACATGAAAGATATGAATATTTCAGTGGAAAGGCGGACCCTGAGGTCTATATTGAAAATCCATTTCCCAAAAAAATCAGAGATAAAGACACTATGCAAAAATATTTGGATGCAGATGATAAACTCTCAGGAGTTTCGTTAAAGATCGAATATTATGATTGTATGCTCACTTACTTAGAAAGTATCTTGAAACAGATTAGTAATAGAACTTATCAAATAAAAAACGCCATAGAATTTATGCGTTTCAATTCAGGATTAGGATAATGGAGGAAGAGTATTACAATTTAGAGTTACCGATTGAAGCTATT